ATTAGTTAAAACAATGTATCCTGAACCAGAACCTGTTTGTACTACACGTTTTGGTAATGGCGTTCCTCTTGCCACTACACTAACTGTTTCTCCGTCTAAATGGTTTGTAGCTAAAAATAAATTATTACCTATCATGCTTGTTGAGCTTTCCAGCTTAACAGAAGAATCCATCAAGTAATCAAAATCCCACTTTTCTACTGTGTAGGTAGTAGTAGTATCAGTAGTTCTTTTGTTGACTAAAAACAAATCATTATTAACAACAGACACCGATACAGTTTTAAGAGGGTATACAGTGTTAGTGTCCCCATTAATCCATTTAGTAAAGCCATTAATGTCTTGTGATCTAAGCGTATTAAGAATTGCTGAAGTACCATCTTGATTAACAATAAATACCCAGTTAGCATCTTCTGATAATGACCCTGCTAAAATACCTAAGTCTGCTGGGTTATCTATAAGTTGTGAAGACAATACAGATATGTCCGTACTGTTATAAGCATCTTCATTAAAGTTGTACAAGTATGATCGTAATGTCCTACCATTTTGGTCAACAAATAATGTAGCGCCATCTACTGATTTAACTTCTAAAGTAGCCGCGCCATGCTGTGTCTGTGCTTGAATAGAAATGTCAGCAGGAGTAGAGCCATTGACTACAAACTCCGCACCAGCAGTAAATACTTGCAAGCCACGATCAGGATTAATATCAATAATTTCTGTAAGCTGTCTTGACGATATTGTTGTAAATATACCCTCGTCAGCATCGCCCTCTTCAGTATAGAAATCAAAAAACGAACTAGACCTAGAAGCAAACAAACTTTGCAGTTTAGATTTTGTACCACCAAACCATAACCGCCCTTCATGGAACGCGGCAGTCTAAGGAAATCCTCTAGTCGTAGACCATACATCTTCTTTACGAGGTGATCCTTGTTGATTTAAAACAAAAGCTACTGTATTTGCAGTGCCACCACTATCTGAGGTTGCAAACCCTGACCACAACTCAAAAGATTTTGTAGATTCGCCAGAAACAGTAATTGTAAATACAGAGTTTCCACCTGTAACAGCAACACCTGTATCACCAAAAATAGGCATTTCTTGCAAGTTACGTTGTATGTTAGCCGCAGACGATGAAGCTCCACCAGTTAAAGTAATGTTTTTACTTAACACACCCTCTACATCTATTTGAAATCTATCGCCTACAGAAAAATGACCTAATGTAAGTGTTGTTATATAGTCTGTAGGTGTAGGGCTTTGTGAATCATCATAGTCATATTGAGGAACATTAAGAAACGGAATGTCATCAATAACAAACACATTACCACTTGTGTTTATAATTCTTTTAGACGCATGATCTTCATGGAACATTAACATGACGTTTTCAGTCTGCACATCGCGTACTGTAGCTACCTCAGAAGACCTAAAAGGCAACGGTAAATAAGCTACAGGCGTAAAGTTAGACGTTTGGTCTGTTACTCTGTAGATAGACATATTTCCGTAAGAAGGTGTAGTCTCAGCACCTCCAGTTACAACGCATAGATAGTGCCTGTTTGTCTCAATACTAAAATCAAAGGTCTTAACATCTGAGGCAGTAGCTGTTGGGTACAAGATATTAAATTCACTTAACTGTATTTTAAGTGTGCCTAAGTCGCCAGTGTCTCCGGTGCGAACAATCCTAAAATATTTGTAATCAAATGTATCAGTTACCCTAATGCGAATTGATTGCTCTATTTCAGTAACAGTCATAGTCTGACGAGTAGACCAAGATACGTTATCTAAAGATGCCTGTATTTTAAATGCGCCAGAACCAGTGCCACTTAACTTAATGTTTTTTACATCAATAAATTTACTAAGATTGCTTTCGCCAGAAATATTATATAACGCAACTACATAATCTGCATTAGCCCCAGTACCCAACACGCCAATGTTAGTAGTAGTAAGTCCTACAGTAGCAGGGTTAAAGTCATTAATATTAGCCGCTGTTCCACCTTCGGGCATAGTGGCGGTTATTTCAGAACTAACAAAAGGCTTAATAATATTTTCTGCTGTGTCTACATGCTGAGTGCCTGCTCTACGCTTTAAACCGCCTTGTGGTACGATTAAAACGTTCTCGGCTGTCTCCATACCCTGATAGTATTGATCTAGGTCTACGCGCCCTTTAAGCAGGGGCGATAACTCTCCGCTTACAAACGAACTTTGCATGAACTTAGACTTTGCCATAACTAGCGCCTTACGTTAATAAAGGGACGATCAGTTATAGGGACTACAGGATATTGTTGCGAATCTGTAAATCTTGCCATGCGAGAGGCATTAAGATACTGTCTAGCGTTAGCATCCATAGAAGCCGCGCTGTCACGAATAGAAGGCGCAAAGTCCATAGCAAGTGCGTACTCAATCATCTTAGAAAAGTAAACAGGCCATGTAGATTCTGGAGCGTTATAGATGTAATCAACGTATATTGCATCACTTGCATTGCAATACAGCTTGTCACCGTATAGTCCGTAGGGGACTTGAGGATTAACTTTAATGAGGAATAATAGATCAGCAGGAAGTTGGTAAATGGATTGCCATTCAGTGCCTACTGGTGTTTCAACTGTTAGGTCTAACTGTGCTTTTTTCCTAGCAAATCCCCAGCGAAACTTGGTTATCTCATTCTGTACAATGTTGTCATACAGATTGTTAGCTACAGTTTGTGCGCGAGAATTGCCCTCTAAAGAAGTGATAGGCAAATCGCCAATTAAAATTAATGCATTAGAGATTAATTGGATTTTACTAGCCATAACGCTACCTTAGAATTAAGAAAGAAAGGGGGCCGAAACCCCCAGACGTTTTACTTTAACTTACTTTATGCGGTAATTACTAAACCGCCAGCTAGAGTAATAGCTGTAGCTGTACGAGTTTTTACATAAGTAACAAAAGCTGTAGGAGGAGTAGTGCTAGTAACAGCAGTTACGATATCTCCTAAAGCTAGTTCATCGACAGCGCCTAGCATGTAATCTGCGCCTACGATAGTAGCCTTAGCATCAGCAGTAGAATACTGCCAAGTGCTTCCGCCATTTCCAGAACCGCCAATGCGGCATAAACCTGATCTTGCAAAAGCCATGATGATTCTCCTTATACGTTGTCTTTGTACAAAACTTTAACCAGACCACCGTTGTCACGAACAACAGAACCTGCTTTAAGCATGCCGTTACATAGATATGAAGTTCGCTCAGGAACATAATCTACAGAAGTCTTCATGTCAATACCGATAGCAAGGCCAACAGCATCGCGCTGGAAGAACCAAGAATCAACAGTATTAGCGGCTGAGATATTCAATCCACCTTCTGTACGATTACCCAGAATGATAAACTGAAATCCAGCTAGACTGTTAATGTCACCAGAAACAAGAGCTTTAATTGTCTGATAGTCAGAAGATGTAGCCAGCTCGTCATTCAAAAGGCCACGAAGACCATCAGCATTTACAACAGCATAAAGGTTTTGGTTCTGTACATTTTGTCCACGCAAAGCTACTTGTGCGGCAATAACTTTAGCCATAGTAAGGCCAGTAGTTCCAGCGGCAATATCAGTAGCATCTGGATTAGACGCGTCCATTGCATCAATAACAAGCTGATCACAACGACGACCAATAGCGGCCGCGATAGTGCTTGCAAGCTCTTGCTTCTCGTCGAAGTTTACGTCTGCTTGGTCAAAGATATCGGTGTACTCTGGAGCATTCCAGTTTTGTAGAGAAGCAGTTTTAAATTCGTGCGCTACGTTCATAGGAGTAACCAAATCAGAAGTAGACTTCTGGTTAGCTAGGCCTTTGCCCATACGACGGAATTTGTAAGTGTCACCAACTACGTTGTTACGGATAGTAACAGCAGGCTTTAATAGCCCAACGCCTTGATAGGCATGTTTTACCATTGAGTCAAATTCTGTGACTGCAACAGATGAGAGAGTCTTACTCATAAGAAGTTCCTCGAAAAAGAGTAATTAAAAAAAGTTTTTCAAGGTTTAAGCTGAGTACCCAGTAAATTGGTCAGCATTCAACCTAAATTTACTGGGCCTTTGGGAAAAGGGTATCCAGTGTACGGATTATACACCTTTTACCCTATAGAAATCAAATGACTACTGGTTGCCGCCCCATGCTTCCCACATTCTCTTAATTTTAGCATCATGCTCTGGGTTTACACTTCGTAGTAGATTACCGTTTTCATCCTTTCTAAACATTTCTGCTTCAATGGCTTCTTTAGATAAACCTTCAGGATTGTGACCACCCTCACTTGGTAACTTAGCAGGTGCAGTAGCTCTAACAAGTAACTCGACAAGTTCAATAGTATCGGCATTAGTAACCAATCCTCTAGCTTGCTCGTAAGTATCTGAGTCAAGATTGTTCTTCATAAAACTTTCAACAGTCTTAATACGCTCTTGAGCATTGTCGCCTAGCTTACTTAACTCAACTTCTTGATTGTACTCTTCTGCTACTTCACCTTGTGTGGACAGTAGTTCCCACGCTTCTTGGAAAGCATCACCGTTCATATTAGTCTTAGTAGCAAAGGCTTCTAGTTCTTGGTATAAAGCATCATCTGATTCAACGCCTTCTGGGGGTGTATATCCATCTTTAGGTGCGCCTTTAAATCCACCAAACCTTTTAGATAACTCAGCATATCCTTTAGCTTGCTCAGAAACAGATTTATACTTTTCAGTGTTTAACCACTCTGGAGCATCACCTGATCCTTTAATCCCGTCAGCAAGGAAATACTCTCCAGCCTCTAATGTTGGTTGTG